AGAGCGGGCCAGACGCTGGTACAACAGCCATGTCCAGCGGGCGTCAAGGTGGACGTAATCACAGGCTATTGAGAACGGAGTACGTCCAATAACTGCTCCCACCTTCCCATGTCTCGCATAGGGATCATGGTCATTGAAGTTGTGGGCTATCAGGGAGGTCAGCCGGAAGGACGATATGTTCTCGTCCAGTACGTGCTGTAGCAGCATGGTGTCCCGAAACGGCCCCACCGGCAGTTTCCCATAGTACTTCGCTATGGTGCGAGCATCGAACTTGACGTTGTGGCCCACCTTGAGAATACTAGGATCAAAGAACAGAGGTTCCAATGCTGCAAAGACCTCTGTACGGGACAACTGTTCCGGGGGGTCGGAGTACACAGCAGGCTTCAGGTACCGAGCCTTAGCCATAGACTCAGTGCCGTCCTTTAGTATCTTTCGGTAGTTCGCTGGAGGTACCGTCTTACCATCCCCCCGCTCCTCCTCCTCTATGATTTCCCCCTTAGGGTGTCCCATAGGTATGGCCCAAGAATGACCATGCGTAGCAATACCCATCCAGATAACCTCGTTGCGATGTGGGTCCAGCGCAATGCTCTTGGTAGTGGCCTCCACCTTGGATGCCCTAGTCCGCTCAATGACGGACTCAGAGGTGGTCTTAAGCCCCAGTACGTGACTACGTATCTGTTGCTCTACGAACTCCCCCAGATCAGGGTGGTGCTCAAGAACCCCCAGAGTCTCCACATCGAAAGCAAACGCCCCCGCCTGAGTAACGGTAGCAACTGCCTCGTGTACTTCCGAGAGGGTTAATAAATAGCGGGGGCCGGGAAGCAAGGAAGGGGAACCGCCCCGACCCCCGCTAAACTTGTTAGACGAGGCCAACGTCTTCATTGACGATGGCGATCATCTCAGCGTGAGTAGAGATACGCATGATGTCGGCGTCATACGCCTTTGCTGTGGCCTGCGTCAGAGCCTCTGCGGACAAGGGGTCCACGTTCCACTCTTCCTTCAAGTCCCGCTCCTTGATGAGCAGGTGGTTGTACTGGGTCTGTGGGCCAGTGCCGTTGCGGCTGATCGCCCAGTAGTGCTTGGACAAGGGTCCCTGACGCTCATCCTCACTGAAGTTGCGGAGGGTGGCAATCACACGAGTGCCCGCCTCGTAGGAGCGCAATGATGGCTCCTCACCACGGGACAACATCAGCACGTTGAAGGCGAACAAGGGGCGTGGTCGGTTTCCGGCGTCGCACAGTGGACATCCGTTGCTGTCCATGCCATCCCTACACACAAAGGACTTCTGACCGGTCCTGTTGACCCAGTGCTGCTTCCACGAGGCATAGGGCTCGTCCTGTATGAACTTGATCAGCACAGCGTCTGGTCCAGTCTTTAAGCGAACGGCATAGTTGGCGTCGTCCTGCTTCATACTGTCCACGGCAGCCCAGCCGGAGCGGATCACCTTTCGGACACTCTCAGTTGATGGTGTGGCAGGATTCCCTGTCACAGCGTACTCAATAGGCATAATCGTCTCTCTTCTCTGTCGTTACACCGGCCACTGCGTGGCGGTGTGTTTCTTAAAGCCCGGCCAATCGGCCGACCTATGTTCATTGAGGCGGTAAGCCTCAACTGCGGTAAGCAGGAAGACTACCTGCTCCCGACTGTAGAGGCGGCGACCCTTGGGTTCACCGCCCTGAACCCCAACGCCCTTGGGGGCTGGGGTGCGATAGTTGGCGTGTGGAATCCACCCGCTGCTTTCCCACTTGCGAATAGTCACAGCCTTGCGGTGCAGCAACTTCGCCAACTCCCCGATGGAATAGAACTCCCTCAGTTCTCCTCCCACCTTGTATCTGGTGAACTTGGCTGTGGCTAACACCTCGTCCATAATCGTCTTCGATTTAGGGCTATCTGGTCGATTTCGTGGGGGGGTAGTACCCGGATAATCAGTTTCCTCAGATTCCTCGTCTTCCATAAGGTCAGCATGATCACGCTTCATCAAGTGCTGGAAGTACGTGTTGGACTTGGTGCTCATAGTTTGAAAGCCCACGTCTCACGCTCTACGTAGAAAGCCTCAATCTCTGATCTGATAGCAGGATCATCCCACGCTAGGGCGAGGACCTTGTCCTCACTCAGCATCTCAATCACTTCACTAACCTCGTCCCACAGCCCATTGGACTTGGCCCACTCCGCACATGCCGCTGTGTCAAACGACTTACTGACTCGGCGTTCACGCTTGAGTTTGTAGTCACCCACCTCAAACCAACGGTGCCCATTCTCCCCTTCGTACCCATGTTCGTCCACTAGTTCGATCAGTTTCAACTTTAGCCCATCGGCTCGCTTCTTGGAGGTATCAGCCATCTCCTTGGCAGCCTTGTATTCCTGCACGAGCCTCAGATTGAATGCCGTGTCATCTATCGCACTGTCGTCCATCACACCTCCGATGATGATAGGAAGTCGGATAACGAGCCCAGTGTTATCTCGTACCGACCTTGGGCGTCATAGCCCTTGTCAATGAAAGCCATGTTAATCAGGCGCTTCTCTTGGAGCATCTCGTACTGTCGCTCCTCAATGCTCCCGCGCATGACGAACGAGGTCACAGTGACGTGCGGGAACTCAGAGGACAGCCTGATGATGCGTGACTCACGTTGATCCAACTTCCCTGCCGACCACGGTAGGTCGTAACTTATCAGATGGTTCGCCATCGGGAGGTCCACTCCATAGCCCCCGGCATCCGACGACAGGAACAAGCGGATGTCGGGGTCGTTGGCGAACTTCTGCTTGGCAGCGTCCTTCTCTTGAGAGGACATCCCTCCCATGAACACGACGCTCCCAACCTTTCCGTGGAAGGCCAGTCGCAGGAGTTCAAGGTTCAGCCTGAAGAACGAGAAGAGCACGATCTTGTTCTTGGGGTCCTCATCCAGAATGCGGGTCACATACTCAATAACAGCGTCCAACTTAGGTGACCGGGTAGCAGACTTGACCCAACCCGCATTGACTATTGCGCTAGCGTAAGCACTCCCCTTACCTGAGGACGCATCATACTGTCTGGCCGAAGTGCGAACCAACTCCGGGTTGTCGCAGAGCATCCTAAGGACGGTGAGGCGAGCCATGATTTCCCCTTGGGCATCCCCTCCAGCAGAGTTGTAATGCCTCCAAAGATCGAAGCCTCTACCTGACTTACCAATGGCCTCGTGTATCTTCTTGAGCAGATCATTGGCAATGCTCTTGTATGCCTTAGCCCCGGAGACATCAAAGGGGACCGGCACCAACGTGTTAATAACCTCAGGCAACTGGTCCTGAATGTCCTCACGGGTCTTGCGAATCATTATGTCGGACAGGCTGTCGTGGAGAATGTTTAGGTTCCGGTACTTGACCGCCTTACCCCACGAATCCCTGACGATGAAGGTCCGATCAAACAGGGCGAAACCCCCAAGGATTGTCGGGTCAACGAACTCCATGATGGAGAACAGTTCCTCGGGTCGGTTCTCAATGGGCTGGCCGGTGAGGGCGTAGCGGTATGGCACTGTCTTGCCCAGCCTCTTCAAGAACTTTGACCTCTTAGCAGCGTGGGACTTGATCATAGTTGCTTCGTCTATGACGATAGCATCAATACGGATACGGTCAAGGTAAACTAGGTCACGTTGCAGCATCTCCACGTTCACAATCACGTACTTGCATGAGATGGCTGCTCGCCACAAGGTCTCACGAGCCTTGGGTGCTCCATCTATGACGATGGCACGGGAAGTGGAGAAGCGATTGATCTCAGACAACCACTGGTATTTCAAGGATGATGGTACAACTATCAACGCCCTAGAGATGTCGTCCCGCTCAAACATGGTCTCTAAGGTGGCTATCGTGGTCGGAGTCTTACCGGACCCCATGACCATGCAGAGCATCATCTGCCCACGGTCACACATGGTCTCGTAGGCTTCCTCTTGGAAGGGGTACAGGGTGCCTGTGAATGACATCACAACCACCAAGGGAGGGCTGACGCACCGGCCAGTGCCTCTTCTAGTTCATCGTTCGTCATGTCGCCTATATCTTTTGCGTTCGTGTGTTCATAGCGCAGGAAGTTGATGCCACCCCGTGGCCTCGGGCACTCCCGAGCAACCCTCTCGGCAGCACGTATTCCTGCTTCGTCGTTGTCAAGCGCTATCACTAGTGTATCAGCCCAGCGTGACACCAGATTGAGTTGGTATGTGCTCACATGGGCACCAAACGTACCCAGTCCGTGGGTGAGTTGGCCGGGACGTAGGGACGCCAGTCGTACTACGTCTAGGGGGGACTCCACCAGCACTGCCACCTGTGCCTTGAACCTTTCAATGCCAAACAGGGTGCGTGACTTGGGCACACCTGTCGGGACATTACGAAAGTAGTTCTTGCCCTTAGCCTGCCAACCCCAGAGGTCCCCCGACGGAGAGATGATGGGGACGATCCAGTGGCGAGGTTGGGGGTCCCACCTGATACCAAACCTCTGGGCAACCTCAGGGTCTATGCGACGGTACTCCAGTAACTGCTCAGGTACCGACACGAACTTGCGAAAGGCTGAGAGGTCCACCGATGGTAGGTTCTCCACTGGGGCGGATGTCCCAGCCTTTAAGCGCTCCAGTCCACTACTGATTATGTATTCATTGACGAGCATAGCCTCGTCACTGTCGCCCGTGAGTTGTAGCACCAGTTGGGATAGGTTGCCTTTGGCTCCGCATGAGTAACATATCCATAACCCTGAATGCAGATTCATGGACCAAGAGGGGCTGCGGTCTTCCTTACCTACGACGAGGTGGTGTACCGGGCAGCGCCCACCCACCTCAGTGTCCCCAACTGTTGTGATGGCAACTCCAAGCCGCTCTAGGACAGCGACGAGTTGATCACCAGTCGCTGTATCCATCTGCCTGCTCCGAATCGTCGTTGTCATCGTCTGCGTCAGTCACTTCAGTGAAGTCCATGTTGTCCCAGTCCCACTTGATTGTAACCTCACCGTGCGGGGAAGTACGTGATAGTAGGATCCTGACTATGGACCGGTCCTCGTAGTCGGGGTCTCTCTCCACGGACATGACCGTGTCTGAGTCCTGCACAAACGAGGACGAGTACCCAATGGCGTCGGCTGTCACCCGGCGGGAGGTGCGGCTGGTCAACTTGGATGACAGTACCTGTGTTGTTACCACAATGGGTATCTTGAACTGCTGTGCCACCCTCTTTAGAGAGCGGGTGATGTTGGTCAATGCTTGTGGGCTGCCCTTAGCCTCTCCGTTCTCATCATCCATCATGTAAACCCCGTCCACAAACACAATACCGGGGGCGTGCTGTTTGATCTTGGCAGCAAGACTGGAGACCGTTGTCGTTGACGCTATGTCCTCAACCAGTATGAACGGACTACTATTCTTGCGAGTCCTGAGAGCCCGGTCCAGCCTAGATACCTCAGCGGAGGTAGACATCCCACGAAGCAACCCGGTGTGGGAAACCTTTGCCACGTAGGCGTCGTACCTCGCAGTCTGCTCCTCAACGCTCATCTCAAAGGAGACCAGCAGAGGGGGGACCCCCTCAGCGTTTGCCCTCTCTGCCATGACCATCAGCAGCATGGACTTTCCCCGCTTGGCCTCACCAACAAAGGTGATCAACTGCTGTGGTCGTATCCCTGATGTGAGTCTGTCCAAGCCGGGGAAGCCAGTGGAAATGCCGATCAGACCGTCAGGCCGGTCCCGCATCTCTGCGTACTTAGCCAGACGTTCCTCCCACTGGTCAATGATGTTCACATCTCTGGAGTACGTCGTGTCCCCTGAAACATCTTGGAGGCCGGAGTTCAGCAGGGCAAGGGCATCAGAGACCTTGCCCTCTGTCAAGAGTGGCAAGGCTAGGGTGAGGGTCTCCGTGATGGCCTCCCGACGGTAGCCATCAATAACCTCCTTCACCAAGCGGCTCAGGGACTCGTCACTAGCGTTGCCCATCGTGACCGACGGGTATTCCGTCAGCAGAGCCCTCTCGGTGGGTATCTCGTTGTGGATATGCCAGAACTCCAGCAACCAACTCCAAATGGGTGCGTAAGACCGGGAGAAGTGCTTGGACTTGACGCCCAAGTCAATGACATCCACCAAACTCCCGTCTGATAGAACCTTGCTGATCAGGAGTTGCTCTGCACTTGCCACTACAGGACCCACTCCTTGTGTGGTGAGGCGACCCTCGCCCTGAGACCCAACACCTGTGCTTGCTCCTCCGTGGCGACATGAATCTTCATGGAGGTGCTGTGGTACTTCATCTCTGCCCGAAGATCATAGATACTCTCAAACTGGTAGACCGTAACTGACACACCCTTGCGGGCCAACCAGCGTTCGATTGCGTCTTCCACCCCGTAGGTCAAGCATGTGTATACCTCTACCCCTACACCCCGACGGTTGACACTGTCCACCAGTGATTTGATTGGCAGTTCGTGGGGTGACCACATTCCAATGTACCTGTGCCACTCGTGCTGTCTGACGGCCTTGGCCGCTCGCAACTTCTGGATGGTCTTGGAGGGGGGTCCAGCCAGCACTCCCTCAAACAGGCACGCCTGCTTGATCGGAGCGTCGAACTGTATGTCGTTACGTTCCACTGGCAGCACTTCTATAATCTTCGGTGTGCAGGGTCACGGGAATGCACGCCGCCCGTACTTCTGAATGGAACTTGAGGGTCACATGATCCTTGATGTTTTCAATGGTGTCGTGACACACCACGATGGTGACTAACTTACGGCTGGTTCTGCTAGTGAACAGGTCAGTGATTTCACGCTTTGCAAAGCCCGTCTGACGAATAGTGTCCACATCATCCAGTACCACTACGTCGTACACGGAACGTAGATAGGGTATCAAGTTACCCTCTTCGTACCCATCTGGCAGTACACCATCGTTCTTTCGCTCGTCATCCATTGCCCGCACGTAATCGTTGGCAGTGATATACCTACCAGTCTGTCGGTATGACCTGATGGCAGCCCGAAGGGCAGCGACCGCCAGATGAGACTTGCCAGAACCGTGCTTACCTGAGAACAGTAGCCCCGTCCCTGATTCCCTGTGCTTGTCGAAGTCCTCCAACCACGAAACCACCCCTGAAGCGTCACCAGAGTAGTTGTGGACACGAGCGTGCTCCATGCTGGAAGGAATCTCAGCCAGACGAGTCCTCTCGTCTTTCGACTGGTTCCTCCAGTACCTAGGGCCGTGCCACTCAGTCATCACTCAGCCGGAGGCATCTCGTCAACGTACACAATATCCTCTGTCCCTTCCTTCACACGTTTGAGAAGGGTCTGGCGGTCAGCCAAGAACATCTGCCACGGTGGCACTTCCTCCACGGAACGGTCCCCACGCTCAAGATCCACAGCAAACAACGTCATCATCTTCTTTAGTTGGAACTCTGTCACGCCCTGCTTGTCCAGCAGGTCCTTAAAGTGCTTGCCCAGCGCCTTCGCATTAACCGTTGCCTGTATGGACATGGGAGTGTACATCTCCACTTCGTGGGCGAAGAAGGAGATTAACCGGGGAATACGGCCCTTGACCACTGGTTCTTCCTTAGCCTCCGGGTCTTCCCCCAAGGTTGCGAAGTCATCCCAGTCCATCGTCTCTCCTTCAAATAGTACTGTGTATGTATTGCCCACTCGCATGTTACTGTCACAGGTAAGCACCCCTTCCGAAAGCAGTACCCTGATAGCCCTCTGTGCGGTACTAGGCGAGCACCCCATCCTCTGTCCCAGCCGGTCGAAACTTATCCTCACAGTATTCTTCGTGTTGTCCATCAGACATACCAACTCTACTAACGCTGCCACCGCTGTATACTGCCCCCGCAGACGAGAGCGCACCCACGTAGGGTACCTCCCAAAAGTATTCACCGCCAGTCATCCCATCTGGTACACTTACAAGTGCCACCTCGTTGGTGGTGCTCATGTGTAACAAGGCTATGCAAGGGCCGGAGGCTGGTAGTAGGATCGTTCCCCACAGCCTTCGGTCCTTCGCCTTATTCTTTCCACACCGTGGCCTTCATCAAATCCCATAGGTTGAGAATGGGTACCGTAGTGGTAAAGGACCTACCTGTCGGGAGAACCACCACCACTGTGGCATACTGAGACTCGTCCGTCTCCTCTTCCTTCCGTACGAACTGTAGAATCTTAGCCTCAACCTCTTCGGCGGACATCTCATCTACAGCAGTGTCCTTCTGAGCATCCTCGGGCAACTCAGAGGCTGGACTGTTCCCCAAAGAGCGGTCCAACTGCTTGCGAACCCCGTCTGGCATGGACTTTAAATCCTCATCCGTTATGGGTGGGATTTCGTCCTTCTGGGTGGGGCTATCTGCCTCGTGCGCTGGGGGGGTAGTACCCACATCTGTAACCTGTATGGGGGTCATCCCATTGGACAGGTCCAGCAGTGTGTGGCCTCGGTCGAAGTACTCACACACCAACCCCTCGCTGTGCTCTGTGTCTTCCTCCGACCAGAGGATCAGAGCGGTGGCGTCGGGGGGGATGACATCGAAGTGGAGTTCAGGGGAGGCGTTACCACTCTCCACAACCTTGTCTGCTGCCTCGGCAATGGCCGGATGTACCGACGCCTTGTCCTTCGCAAGCAGGGTGAAGTCGTAACCCTCGTCTACGAGGTAGTCATAGACCTTCCTCAGCCCCTCCGTGGGGCGGGTGTTCTCGCTGCCGATCCACGGCACGAAGAACATGCTGGGGTGGGGTAGGTCCCCCAGACCTGCCGCCAGAACCTCTGGGGAAACATCCCCCTTACCTGCGATAACGTACGTTCCCACTGGATACCTTCCCTACTTGATTGTTCGTCTCATAACCAGATCGCCGGTCAGAGTGAGCAACCTTAGCACACCGTGAACTCCCGCTGCGAGCGTCGCAATGGCGAGGCCCGAGAGGGGTAGTGGTTCGGACCCGGCGATCAGGGCTGCGCCGTAGGACAGGACCACAGCGGTGACCACCTTGACCCACGGCATGACGGGTCGGGGGAGAGCGATCTCAAGAAGTTGGACGGCCTTGCAGACCGCCAGTGCCCCGATGATGTAACCCATGTGCTGCTCCGACTAGCCGCTGACCGAACTGATTATCCCCTCAGTGTACACGTTGGCCGTCCACGAGTGGGGATCGAACGCACGTTCGTCTCCGGGCTTGGAGTCGAAGGTCACCAAGTACCCGTGCCCAGCGGTGGTGTAGTAGTTGGACGACGTGAGTTCGGTAGAGATGGTCAACGGAATGTTGTTGACAATCATCTTGCGAATCGCAGCCCTATTCTTGAATCTAAACGGGGTGTACAGTGAGACGCTGTTGTTGGTGGTGCCTGACCAATAATGATCGCTAACCACACTGCTCCCCGAGATGTATGAGTGCCCGTCCAATGTGGAGCCATCAAAGTAAGCCTCGTTTGCGAACGGTTGGAAGATCCACTTATCCAACGAAACTACAGCATCATTCGCCAACGTAATCACGATAACTGGATAGAGATCCTCCACTCCAGTGTTGACAAAGGGATAGGTTGAGGTGTCATCCGACGGTAGTTCCGTCGTGGTTGCATACGCAATAGTGGGCACGTTATCCACCAACAACGTGTAGGTAACGCCACCAGTTGTGTTGGTCAGTTTGGTGACCACGGCAGAGGTATCCTCGTCAATCACCTGACCAGAAGTATTAACGGTTAGGTTGTTGGCGGTCAGCACATCTGACGACCCATCGTGTACAGCCAAGTCGAACCGGTCAAACCTACTACCACTTGACGGATGCGTATCCACCCTAGTTAGTTTCAGACTACAGTCTGATAGGTTTATATTGGTACTGGAGTACAGCCTAGCCCTGAACAGCACACCGTTGGTGCTGCCGGTCAAGTACACTGCGTTAGCCTCAGCAGCACCTGAACCTAGGTCGAACCCAGCCCGCTCCACAAACGAAGAGGTGATGTAGGTATCACCCGCAGGACTTAACGACAGTGTCTTGTAGTAGTTGCTACCGGATGTAGCATCGTTACTGTAGTACTTGGACTCATCTGGCAGGGAGCCCGCACTGGTGGGCTTCTCCCTGTAGAGCCTCACCTGTGCTGTGGCGTTGGTCAGGGTGGCTGCTATCCCGGCGAAGTACGGTATGGTCCGCTTGATCTGAACGGCGTCTCCGGGGAAGATGTAGGCAGTGCCTGCGCTAGAACCATTGGTGCTCAGGGTCACCCCATTGGTGCCCGCCCCTGTACCAGCAACCGTAATACTTCCAGCAGATGCGCTAGTCAGGTGGTTCCACGTTGCGGAGCCCCCCGGAGACCCATTGAACCTTGGGTCCTTGATCAGGTTCAACCTACGAGCGGCAGTGACAAACTTAATACGATCATACGGAGCCGAAGTGGAAGCCCCTGTGGTCTTGAACTGTCGGTAACTAACGTCTGAGTCAGTAATGATGCTGAGTAGCCTCAAGAGGGTGTCAGCCCTGCCTCGTTGACTGTTATACGTCTGAGAATCAGTTAACAGAGCCCTAATCTGGTGGGGCCGTAACTCTTGGGAAGTGAAGAGACTCCCGAAGGTGGACCCTAACCTGTCAAGAGAATCATAATGCACCCGGCGGGCGTCTTTAAGGTGCATGATCTCCTCAATCAGCGTTCGATTCTGGTCAGCCTCCCACCCAAACACACCTAGGAACTTCTCCAAGTGACCAGTGGTGTCCAACGACCGATAGTACCGTGGTATACGGTTCATCATGCTCGCAGAAAGATTGTGGTACGTGGGGATCAGAACGGAGACAACAGCCACTCGGTCTCTGTACACATTGCTTGCAGAATCCATGTTCTCAGTAAACAAACTAAGGTACAGCCAGTTACTGAGTTGCCCTGTCGTGGTCAGCCCACCCAAAGTAACAGTTTCGGGCGGCTTTCGGTCCAGTGTTGCGAGGTCTACTGTGGCGAAGTCCCCGGCCACCGCTGCGGCCACCCAGTTAATGTCAGTGGTGTCTCCATCGTTCCAGAACTCTGGGTACCCTGCCCACGAGTACATGACTCGTACCTCACGAATGCTTACTTCCCCTGACGCCGGGACAGACACCGTGGGCAGGGACTTGATCCTCCACCCAATCTCCACCGACCATTCGGTGGTCTCTGAATTGTAATCTACAATCCGAGCGCTCAATCGGGAGGATGAGTCCAGAGCCTGCGCTATGTCTCCGGGTACATTACGAAGTGCCCCCTCACCACTGGTTGCCCGTAGACCGGGGTCACCAGAGGTATCTCTAAGGCGTAGGGACTCGTCAGCCATTAGGCAATACCACCGCTAACCCCAGTGAACGTGATGGTGCGTAGCACGGGTAGGGAGATGGCAGAGGCGGTAGTAGCAGTGGGTGTGTGGTCGGCCACGGAAGTCCCACCGGACGAAGCACCTAGGTTGCTGATGAACACACTCTGTACACCTTCAACGCTTTGTGCAGCGGATAGGATAGTGCTAAGTCTAATGATCGTATTGAAATCTATGCCGTTCCAAGAGAACAGCGCCCGGACGGCGGCGTCGATGTTTGACTTCACAACCTCTTGGTAGTGCCCGTCTTTAACGACAACACTATTGAAGGCTACGTATACGTCAGTAAGATTGATAGTCGTACTGATGTTGGCAACAGTAACCCCAATCATAGACCTACTTTGCAGATAGTTAGTCATGTTGTTATGGATGTCAGTCCCAGCAGGACCAAAGTTAGGAGACCCTGCGGCCTCAGTCAAGTACAGAGTAGAAGTACCACTAGGAATGTTCTGATAGTTAGAATAGGTTGGCAGGGCTGCGTAGTTAACAGTCACTGCGCCTGAGGAAACTGTGGACAAGGCAACAGACTTACTCGCACCAGAGAACCCCAGCATCATGGTCTTGTAATCGTTAAGTGTGACCGCCCTGTCCTGAATACGCCTGAGAGCGGGGGCGTTGGACTTAATGGATGCAAGATTCTCTGGGTCTGTCCCCCCTGAAGACAGCGCAGAAGAAGCAATCGAAATAGAAACCACCGGACTGCTCATCGTTGTGATTGCATTAGCAGCAACATTGCCACCTGACCCCTGCCCCACACGGTAGGTAGCAACAATAGTACTACCAGCGTCAGGCACCTTGCCGTTCACGCCGTTCCCTAGTACAACCCGAGTCGTGTCGGTGCTGTCGGTTACAGAAGTGAACGCAGGGGCAGTAGACCCCACCTCGCTTATCCTTGCAGTATGCGTATACGTAGTGGTCCCCACAGTCAGGGTCAACGAGTTAGGAACTATCTTCAGTTCAGACAGAGGGAAGGACGACCCTCCGTCACCAGTGAAGTTAGAAGTCAAAGTTTCAGATACCTCTCTGCCCTCGGCTACCGGAACGGTGGCCGTGGAGTTCGCTGCTGCGATAACAGCACTCGTAGAAGTGAAGTAGACCACCACCTTGGACCCGGCTGGCGGAACCAGAAACCTTGTGCCCTTGTCAATAGTTATCGCGGCCCCTGATGAGTTGGACACGGTAACGGTAGTAGTAGCAGACGTGCGGGGGTTCGGCAGGTACCCCATCAGACGTGCGATAGCCCGAACAGAGGACGCTTGTGTGGCGGTGTCCAAGTACGCCTCAGTATACGCACGGTCAATGTAATAGTTCTGTACGTCTGCCATGTAGGACCAGAGGTCAATAAGCATCATGGTGAAGTCAGGCGAAGACGTAGAAGTCCACTCGGGAATGGTGGCTCTCGCACGCGCCACCAAGTCAGACTTGACTGAAGCAAAGTCCCTACTGGTGTAGTCAATGGGCATTATTTATTCCTTAAACTATAGTGAGGCTGTTAATGGACATGGGGCTAACAACACCGATGGACACGGAGGCTGGAGTGTTGGGGTCGCTATTCAACCGATACTCAACATTGACATACAACGTCGCTTCAACACCACCGGGGCCACTCCATGACCCGTCAGGAGTACGGTTAGTTACCGTCAGGGACATTGCCCTACTGTTGGACAGGTTTCGATTCAGCATGTCCAGAGTCTCTTCCCTGTAGTCAGCCACCACCAGAGAATCCAAGGTCTGGAACAGCAACCGTTGGGTCGACGCCCCGTAGTGCGGCATCATCACACGCTCATACGTGTTCGTCATAATCACATCAAGGATTTCTTGGCGAGCAGTAATATGGGGGTCGTCAGTAGTCTGAATGGCCCCGCCAGTGAACGTGAACGGTACAGCAATAGTGGTACTCAACTTTAACCCCTCATCAACCTAGCCCATGTCGCTGGGCCTACGATTCCGTCTACTGTAAGGTTGTTCAACCGTTGGTACCGTTTAACTGCCCTAGTAGTAAGTCTACCAAAGATCCCGTCGGGTGTCCCGGCATCGAAGCCTATCTCTCCTAGTTTCCTCTGGAGGACACGCACTGCCTCGTTCCTGCTGCCCCTGAGGAGAGGATTAGCACTAACAATAGCGTATAACCTCTGCACGAACATAACGATGGCTGCCCAGTGGAGCACGGGCTCCTTGACCACCTCTTTGACCGCTCGGGCCTTCAGAGCGGGGGCCTCAAACCATTCCGTTGACTGACGTGGCTGATGGTGCCACCACTCCCCGTCAACGGTGGGGTGCATCCCGTACTCCTTGGCTATGGAGTTGATCTCCCATGTGGTCAGGTCATTGTTAATACGGTGGAAGTCGACCGCATAGCAAAATCCATCGTCCTGTTCCATGTGCCAACTTCCTCGCCAGATGCCAACACCATTCAAGGCTTTAGGACCGTGGCGGCGATCTGGATTGGCAGCCAAGTTACCCCTACCAGAGAGGTACTTCTTGTAGAAGTACATTTGTTGGGCGTAGGAACGGCAGCCCGAGGAGACGGTGACACGCCCACGAATGCGGGGGTCATCGAAGAACGCCTCCAGCCGTGTCTTAAAGCGCGGGTGCAATAGTGAGAGGTCTACGTTACTCTTGGTGGTCGGTATCATGCTGACTCCAGTGCTGCTAGCCGTGTGGTTAGTTCCTGTATTGCCTTAATCATAGGCGATATTAGTTCTGTGTACCTCAGTCCCTGCTCATAGTGCTCTTCCACGGCAGGAACGGCAATGACATTGCGTTCAGGATCACCCGCCATCGCAGGGTGTGCTTCAATCAGTGCGTTAGTCCAGATAGCCGTGTCGGAAGCAGCGCCCCCTAATACTGTTTCGACCTCCTGTCCCAGCAAGCCGTAGTGCGTCCTAACGCCAGCCCTTCCCTCAGTCTCAATCCACTTGAACTTCACGGGCCGTAGGGCATTGACGAAGTCCAGCCCCAGATCGGAGTCAGCGATGTCTGTTTTCTGGTTCTCGTCGGATGTGTTTATTGTCCCATTAACAGCGAACACCTCGCTCCATCGTCCTCCGCTGTAGCCAAGTGAGTACGCATTATTTCCAGCAGGATGGCAACTGTACTGGTACACCGTTCCAAAGAACGTGAAGTCGGAGTACTGGTTGTTAATAAAGATGCCACCCCGTTCGTACCCACTCCAATCATAACTTGGAGCAAACTGGATGTACCGCTCAAACGTGCCCGCAGTACCCAGCGTGTGCGTACCGGTGGCCCTGACAGTCAGCCCACCATTGGCTACATTGGAGTGGCCGGAGTGGTACAGGTTGTACTTGGTAGCGGTCTGGTCGTAGATGTACCAATCCCCTAGAGTAGAGGATGTGTTGCCGGTACCCATTCGTATGCTACTCCCCAACTGGATAGCAGCACGATTTGTTGTTGCG